AAAAGCTCCCCATTAGTTTCCTAGTCTTCGAACGAAGCCCCAGATTTTGTGATAACGAAGTCAATTGCGATGAACTCGATAGCACGGGTTGGTTTGATAAAGATCTTGGCATACATAATGTTGCGGTCGACTAAATCAGGTGTGGTGGTTGTTTCGTCAAGTACGACGCGGAAGTCATCAACACCGAACCTTACTTTAACATCGGACAAGAAGTTATCTGCGCGGCTTTTGAATGCGTTCCAAGTGTCTTGGACGTTTGGTTGGAATAGCGTTGATGATGCAATTTCGCTGATGCCTCTCTTCGTAGAGATGAGGAGTCGACGGACATTGATGCGGTCAAGCGCTGAACGTGTTGATTGTAATGTTTTCTGACCGAAGACAACGAGGCCTTCTGCTGGGAAACTTGCGATTGGGTTAATGTTGATATCATAGAGGTCATCACGGTTACGTGAAGTGAGCTTTGTCTCAACGCTAAGGACGGGAACACCGCCTGCGCCTGTTGAGAGGCCGCCTCTGTTGAATCCTGCGGGAGCGAACCAAACTTCTGCTGCTCTCTCTGTGTTTCCAAGAACACCTAGAGCAACAACTGATGGTGGTGATTTCACGAAGGAACCGTTGACATCATCACGGATGGTGACCCAAGGGTAGTATGCGGCGCCGTAACTATTGTTTAGGTTACGAGCCTTCATGTTGGTAAGGACAGCATCAAGGTCCCCTTGTCGTGCGGCTCTCGTGAGAGTGCCATCCTCGTGTACTGGCTGGAATCCACCCTTGACGTCGATAACGCCGAGAGCATCTGCGCGAGTTTCACAAACGTCGATGAGATGTTTTGTAAGTGCCTCGTTAGTAACACCGGGAACAGAGATAATGTTACAAGCAATAACTTCTGGATCGGCGACAGTATCGATAGCGCGTTTAATCGTGTAGTGTGCGTAGTTTGTAAGCTCTGTACCATCGTCAAGTAGAGTGTTCCGGAAAGGATCACGCTCAGTGATGTCGAGACCGTCATTGCCACCGAACATAGGCGAGGTAAAACGATTGACTTTTGACTCAAGAATGTTTTGGTAGCGGGTCGGACCAGAACCAAGTGAATCAAGAGCGTTCCAAGATCTGTTATCCGCGTAGGAGCCAGATTCCCAAATAGCATCGGAGATTCCTGTGGATGGGGAAGACGTTGAGAAGGAAGTGCCTTTTACAACACGCAGATCATCAAGAGAGAAAACCCATTGTGATTGTAATTCTCCATATCCGCCTAGGCCGTAAGTATCGCCCCAAGCAGAATCAGAAATAACGTCTGCGCCTAGGCAACGGAGATAGTCGCCGTATCCCGGATCGTGAGTCGTAACTGTTCTTGTTTTGCCCGTTTGGAGTCCAAAGTGAGCATTAGTTGTTGGATGCGCTGCATCATTTAGAGACGCAGAGCGGATACCAACAGATGGGAAGGATGCCGTTGCTGCTACAGCGCTAGCGAGAGAGCCGGTGCCCCAGCTAGCAAAGTGTGCGGCGCCGGTCCATTGATTAGTCGTGTTCGGAATAGAACCACTACCAAGCAAGTAGGAGCCAGCAGTATGAATAGCTGTTTTGAGCGATCCACTAGTGAATGCGACGTCTGCGAATTTTGGAGGACCGTAGACACCAAATGGAAGCAGTGTCGGTGAAGCTCCACCAAGAGAGACAATCTCGTTCATGACAACACGAATGTAGCTTGAACGATTAGGGTAATCGCCATACTCTCTGTAACGGTTTTCATTATCGTCGTAAACTTGGTATGTATCACCAATCATGATAGGAAGATAGTCAGGAGATTTGGGATCGAGTGTACAGTTTGAGTAACGCTCAAGAACGACAGGACTAAGGTCCGAGTCGGAGGCCTTACGAAGAACGACATCAAAGGTTCCATATGGGTTGTTATCGTTGGAAGATGCCTTGATGTTGGAGAGCGAAATCTTCACGTTCTTGTGTAGCCATTCGCCTAGGCCGTTAATGCCGACGAACTTGAACAGTTTAGTCATATCATCATATGCGTAAGCAGCATAATCAGTTGATACGTTTTGCGAGAAGAACCAGCCAGTATGGGCATCACGATATGGGATACCTTGGTCGCGTGGACCGACAAATGTACTACCGGACGCGATTCCAACAATGATTCCCATCATTTTGCCAGTTGTGGTTACAGTTTCTGCAACGTGCCTTTCAAACGTCTCGCCGAGCCAGTAATGTGTTTTAATATCAGTGTTTTCTTTTTCGCCAACTAACTGTGGGTTAGTATTGAAGGCGTTACGAATGTAGTTGCTGCTTCCCTCGGTCAAGCTAAAGGTAGCCTTACGAGTTGTAGCTCCGGTAGAGTTTAAGATTTTTACCTTGAAGTTTCCAGTAGAGTCTGAGTCGATAACAGTTGCTGCTGCTTCTCTTGATACTCCATATCCGGAATTACCGACGAGAACAGGAACGGATCCAGAGTTCATGTAGAAAGTAGCAGCTAGTGCTGCAGTTTTCTCGCCTGATGATCCTGAGTTCCAAACGAAGAGGCCGAATGCTCCACCATTGGCAGCAAGAGTCGTTGAGGGACTGTTTGTCGTCTCCCAGCCGGCAATTCCAGCGCCTGTAGCGTCTGAGTGTTGTGTTCCCATTAGACGAATAAAGTTTACTGGTCCCACGCCGGCTTTCAAGTAAGCCTGTGCTGCGTAGCCGCCGTAAGTAGGGGAAGAATAGTTACCATCGCGCCAAACATCGTCAACGGCGCCTTTGCCATCGATAGGAGCACCGAATACTTCGACGAACTCAGAGAAGGAGTTGATTTTAACGGGGATCATTCCGGGCCCTTTTTCTGCCCGTCCAATGATGACCGGTCCGACTATTTCGGCGTCCTCTGGAATTTGGGATTGGTCAACTTCGTTTAAGAAGATTCCGGGTGATACAAATCTAAATTTTTTGGCGTCTGACATACTATTGTCTCCTTAATAAAAACCACTTGAGCCTTTTCACTTAGTAAATAGTACAGAGACAAGGCAAATACCCTACTCTCTGTAAAATCCCTTCCCCTTGTCATTTTTGCCGAGGAAGGTGTTTATGTCGCCGACTATAACTTTTTCTCTTGGAATCTTTACGTCAACAATACTCTCTTCTATTGATATCTTTGGCTTTTTGTCGTTTGGACCCTCGCCCATTAAATAACCGAGGATCTTGAGTTGGATTTCTGTTTCATAACTTCTTTCTTCTTCTCCAAGTTCAGAGACATTATTGTTCTGACCAAAGGAGCCCTCGATGAAACCTTCGTAACGATGGCCCTCGTGGGTGATAAAGAAGTTGTTCATTTGTCCAGTCTTCGTAATGAAGGGCTGGAAAATATCATTCATTTGTTGTAAGTATTCTGTTCTAATCTTTAAAGAATACATTACCTTTACATAAACAGGGATTGGAAGGTATTTAGTTTGGAATACCACTCTGGTGTTGTTTGCCCTCGAAGATGGGAAGTTCAACTGTCCGTGGCCGACATTTGGTGTACCTGATGTCCCGTATTGACGAGCTGAAAATGCATTTCGAAAGTTCGATGTCTTTTCGTGTTGGATTGTCTTTCCTGCTGGAACTGTTATTCTTCTTACCTCGCCCGAATCTGGAACGTGTGCTTGGAACGTGCCCTTGAAACTCGGATCTTTCTCGACAGAAGTTCTTTCTATTGTCATCAGAGGAAGCTTTAGTGCGCCGGTTGAGTCTCGGAGATCTTTATCCGCTTTGACTTGAAAAGCCCTTTCTGCGGAAACCCAAAGGGTAGGAACCTTTTTCCAGCCTTTGTTTGTATTGACATGGAGGTCTAAATCTTTCTCTGCAAAGCCAAACATAGCCCGATCAATGCTTTCCAGAGTTGAAGGCATAAAAGCAATCTCTTTTATATTCTCGTCTGCGTTCTCTATTTCTGTGTAGTCGTACTTAGGATCCATCGAATAGTCCCTCTCTTGCTCTGATACACTTAGCTGAGATTTCTAGTTTGTGATCGATTTGGCCGAATAGTTGTTTTGGTTCTGAAAGTGTTACGATCTCATAAAGAATATCGCCGTAGAGAACAAAGTCTCCTTCGCGAACATAAAG